ACGCAGTTTTCTACCCAAAAATTAGCATTTACGCCACGGTCTGACCTAACCTCTAACGCATAATCTACAGCGCTTGGTTTTTCATCTTCATAGTTTTTATAGGCCTCAGCTCTAATTAAGATATAACCGTTTTTTAAGTCTATGTCCTCTATGTAAGTTACTAACCGTAACCCGGGAAACTCAGCCCGGGCTCTTTTAATTCTTGCGTTTACATCTTCATAACCGTCTAGAAAGCTCATTTAGTTACCTCTTTTAAGGCTTTAGCTATATTGCGCCCTCTTAGGTAACCGTCGCCGTGGCCCTCACGGTATCCCGTACGGTAGGCAGCTAGCATAAACAGGCCTACTATTAATACAGTTAAAGTAATTACAGCTATATCAGCTAACATATTTTACCCTTTGTTAAGGCTGATTAAACTACACTAAGTAGCCCTCTCAGCGTGTAGTAAAAGTATGAGCCCTAACACCGACATAAGGCAACGCGACACGCTAGCGCTTTAATCTGTCCTCTAATAACATCTCATAAATACGGTCTACTTGGCCCTCTATACGCTCAACACGGCCTCTAAGGTTATGCCCACCGTTACCGTCTGGCCTTAACTCTGATAAATAAAACTTAACTAAATGGCGTACCAGCCCAACCCCTACCGCTGCAAGGCTACAGATACCTAGCGTTACGGCTAATAGGGTTTGGGCTTGGCTCATTACTTAGCGCCTACGCCAAACTGTTTTTCATTAGGCTGTAGAGCCTTAAATAACGGCCCAACAAGACCGGCTAGAAAGGCATTAGCCAATACTTTAGGGTCTGTTATACCGGATATGTATAAAGCTGCAACGCTTGCTAGAGCAGCGCGCCCATAGCTCCACGCAGCCGCCTCTAGTTTTTTCTTGTCCATTTTTGCTCCTAAATGCCCTTAGTTTATTTGTTTGAGTACCGCTACCGTATGAGTACCGGCAGCGGCAACAGCATAGAGCGCCTCGTAATCACCTACAGGCACAGTTAATACAGCGCCATTATCTAACTTATACCCATTTTCTACCGTTACATCTGGGCCGCCTAAGTAAATAGCGCCTGCCCCTAAATTATGAATAATGGCGGTTTGGTCAAAACGGGTTTCTGGCACGATAATTACCCGTGTAGTAGTAACGCTTACTTGCGCGCTAGTCGGCATTTTTTTGTCCTAATTTTGCTATTAGTTTAGCGGCTTTTTTAGCATTTACACTAACCTCAAAGTGCATTTCATCTTTACGGTTACGGTAATCACCGCCCCACGTTAGGCCATATTTTTTAGCTAGCGCTCTAATCATAGGTACTTTATCAACTGGAAACGTGCCAACAGCTGCTAGCGGGTGTTTAGTCGCGTTAAGGTCTATAGCTGTACCGCTGCTATGGCAGCTTAATTTATCTGTAGTACCGCGTACCATACGGAAAGCGTAGCCCCACTCATCTAAAGCGCCCTCATCTATTGGCTCTATTAGCGCGTGGAACTCAGCGGCAAAACCTACTAGCAAAGGTGCTACAGCCTCAGCGCATCTAAGTTTTCTATTAGTGCCGGGTACTGCATAACTGTTTATGCCAATTTCTGCCGGGTCTTTGCTGGCAGGCCAGCCGTTATAGCTTGTTAGCAAGTTACAAACCTAAGGCTGCTAAATCATCTGCCGTTAAACCTAGCGCTGCAAGTTTTGCCTCAGCTGCGGCTTTCTTTACGGCTGCTTGTGCTAGGGCTTGCCTCATTTCTAGCGCATCGGCTTCATCTTTTTGTTGTTGAGCATATTCTTCATTGTTCATTTCACGGTCAATGTAATCGCCGTTGCCTGTGTATATTCTTACATTTGGTCTGCTCATTTTAACTCACTCCATAAATGTAGGCTGTGCCTGTGTTGAAAGTGCCTGATGATGTTAATAATGTAATAGTAGTAATTCCACCGGAAGCAGTAGAATAAAATCCATTAAAACTTCTTGAGTTTCTTTGATTACCGACAAATATAGCATCACCTTCAAAAAATGTTTGGTTGTTGTCGGTGTATCTATAAATCCACAGATTACTGCATAACATTTGCAAATTACCTGTTTGCGTATTTGACGGCAAATCTGAGATAACAATTTTACCTTCCGCGGCAGGTAATCTCCCAGAAAGACTTGCATCTACATTTTGCACCATTCCGCTGACATAATTATTTGCGCTATCACTATTTAATCTCATAAAGAAATCAATGCCACCAGCGCTTGCTGTTAAACCTTTTGTAATAACTAATAAATGCTTGTAAGTGCCTGCAATAGATGAACTTGTTACCGAGCCTGAACCGCTTAGCGCTAAAGTTTCCACTAAAGTCATTCCACCGCTTGAAGCAGTAGCCCACTTGACTTTGTAGGGGCTCACAGTTGTATCAGCCGTGAGCACCTGCCCCGTGCTACCAATAGGCAAGTTATCGTAAGTGCCGCTGCCTGTACCTACTACAATATCGCCGCTGGCTGTAATAGTAGTTGCCATATCATTAGTAATTGTTACTGTGCCGCTAGTGCCACCGCCGCTAATACCTACGCCGGCAGTTACGCCCTCTATATCACCTGTTGCGCCGCTAGCTACCCACGCGCTACCTGTGTAATACCAAAGGCTGTTAGTATCTTTAGTAAATGCAAACTGCCCTTCTTGGGGTGAAGTAATGGCGCTGTTACGCGCTGCCTCTGTAGCAAAAACTAAAATACCTTGCATTAAATAGCCGTTTACATCGGCGGCTGTTAAAACCTCACCTGTAGTAAAGGTCTTAAACCCTAAGCCCGCTGCCATTGTTACCCCCTAATAGGCCAATACGCCGGTGTCTAGCACCCCGTATAGGCTTGAGTCTAGTATAAAGCCGTCTATTATCGGCTCTAGTGTGGTTAGTGTCGCTTTCCAGCTGTTAGGTGTAATTGCCATAGCTACGCCAAACACCTGCAAAGTCTTAGTTAAAGTAGATAAGCCCGGCTGGTTTGTAGTAATAGTTATAGGGTCAAAAAAATCTAGGTCTAGGGCGGCGATTATGCCGGCATTATAGTTATCTGTGTATAAATCTAGGGTAATGGCATCACATCTAATAGAGGTTTCTTTACGGCTAGCTACATAGGCTTGGGCGTAATCTAGGGCTACTGCGTCTGTCTGCATTAGTAGGTTTTGTTGGTTATAGCTGTGTGTAAAGTATTTATCTATGCTTGGTTGGTCTATCGCTAGCTGCGTAGTACCGCCCGTGCGTGTAATGCTAGCTGCGTTAAATACCAAAGTATCATCTAAACGCCATATAGCGTCAAAGTAACCTATATTAGTGCCGTTATCGTTAAACACGGTAGGTGTGCCGCCTATGCTTGCCGTGGTTACGTTTCTATCTTGAAATACAAATGAGCCGGTAGCATCTACATAAAGCGCCCCATACTCACTTAGGGTAACCGTCTGCATAGCTGCAAGGCTCGTACGGGCCGTGCCGGGGTCTGTCTGTAGCGTAGTTAGCCCGGCGTCTACATCACGCATAGAGGTAGGCCAACCTATCTGGTCTAATATCTGGTTAATGCGTGTGCCGGATAAGTCGCCCGCGGTAGCCCCTGCTACTGTAGCTATTTGTGCATTTTGGGCAAGTCTAAACGCATCTACCGCCGTTATTGTGGTATAAACAACGTCTAACGCATTTTTAGGCGTAGTAGTGTTATAGCTAGTAATAAAGCCGCTAAATATAGGGTAAGTAACGCTGTTATAAGTAGCAGATATGGCTACCTTACGCATAGGGTCTAATAACCCAAAGTAAGGGCCGCTAGGGTTTTGAGGGTTAAAATCACCGTTTTGGTCTACTATTCTTAAAGTTAGTGTACCTGTTTGGAATTGGTCGGCCTGTGGGTTACGGCCTCTATTAGTTTGTATTGTATCTACTACGTCAGACACATCTACAATTACTGCCGCGCTATCGCTTAATATGTTTGTATCTAATATGCCCTCACCTAAAATCATAGCTTGAGCAAAACTAGGGCCAGTACTAAAGTTAATAATAGCGTTTATTACTGGCAGGGTCATAGTCCACCGGTGTAACGCAACGGGTCGCCTTTGCGCTCTAGGTCTAATATAGCTCTTTGTACAGCTAGGCTTATTGTGTCCTCACTACCTACTACACCTGCATTTACGTTTACCGTTATGTTATCTGCCATACGGAAACGGGCAGGGTCAAAGCCGCCAAAACTAGGCAGAGCGCTAGGGCTTACGCTTGCTGTAGCTAAATCTAGTGCGCGTATGCTTTCTGCAAAAAGCGCATCTGCTAGCGCTAGCTCTGACTCAGCCAACATACTAATAGCATCTGCGTGAGCCTCTACAGCTCTTATAGCCTCTGGGTCACCTGCTACATAGCGGCTAGTTATATCCGGCGCTAAATCGTTTATACCTGTTCTATCTTGGCTAGGCATAATAGGGCTAAGAAAATCAAACTTAGAGCCCATAATTTCGTTTAATTTTCTTATAGCTGCATCTAGGTTATCTAGGTTTATTAAACTTTTAGGCTTAAAGCTATCTAGTATTTTATCTATTTCACTTAGCTTATAGGTCTGGCCTGTAAGCGTACCTAGTATTGCTAACTCTGTATTTAGTTGCTTAGACAGGCTAGTAGCGCGCTCTACATCTTTATCAGCTATAGCATCTTCTAAATCTAACATTAACTGTTTAACTGTTAGGCGCTGTGCATCATTAGCTAGCTGTAGTTTTTGCTGGTCTGTAGCCGCTGTACCTAGTCTGTTTATTTCATCTTGTTTAGCTAATATAGCGGCTTGTATTTGTATTTTATCTAAATCAAAAACATCTTCACCTTTGCCTAAAGCTAGGGCAGCCTTATCTAGTTTGGCTTGTTTTTCTTTTTCTTTGCGTTTTAATATCTCGGCATTAGCCTGTTTTTTGGCAAGGTCTGCTAATACCTTAGCGCGTTTTGCTGCCGCTGCATCTAGTTTAGCTATTATCTCTTTTTGTTTTTTTGTAAACTCTGTTTCTGTGCTAGTTACTGTTTCTGGTCTATCGTAAACTGCACCTAGACCTACTGCCCTAAATCCAAACTCCGGAATACGGGCTAAAAACCCTAAGACAGCGCCAGAGGTTTTTAATAAAAACGCAAAACCTTTAGCTAAATTATCTATTACAAATTGTGCATCACTAGCTTCACCGCTACCTGCAAAATTGCCTAAGCCCTCTACTAACCCTTCACCTATTGTTATCTTAGCGCTCTCACCTGCTAAAGCTAATAGCTCTAACTTAAATGCTGTAGTACTAAAATAATCATCTGCCGCGCCTTGATTTAACCTTAAAAGTATTTCTAAGTTTTCTGAAAATGATTTAGCTGCTAATTCTGCCCCTGTAAACCCTGTTTTGTATTTTTCTAAACCTTTAGTGCTGCCTAAATAAGCCTTAGTTAAGTCCTCTGTAACTGTGCTTAAAGCTATGCCAGAGCCACGGCTAATAATTATAGATTTATTTAATAGGTCTTGTGCTGTAGTTAAAGACCCTGTAGTGGTTAGTAAATCTTGAAATGCAGGCCTAAGTTCAGTTCTAGATATAGCAGCTGTTTTTTCTAGATTTTCTATATACTTATTTATAGACGGGCTAGCAAAACCTATGCCTAGATTTTGTACAGCTTTAGTTAATTGTAAAGTTGCTTTTTCGTCCTCTGCAAAGGCTTTAACATAGATTTTACTAAACTTTAATGCAGCACCGGCAGCAAGGCTTATGCCTAAAGTTTTGCTTAAACTTTTTACCTTTTTTTCTAATTTATTTACGCTTTTTTCAGCCTCTATAAAGCCCTTACCGGTAAATTGGCTAACTAGATTTATTAGTAATTCGGTAGCCATTATGCAGCCATTTTTTCTTCAAACTTTACTTTGGCATTTTCTATAGCTTTTATTAAAGCTGTTAAGGCTACGCCGTTATCTTCCGCATAGGCTCTAAACATAGCGCGGCCTGTTTGTTTACGAGTTGGTTTGCCTTGTAGACCTTTAGGCCTTGCATTTACTAAAGGCCCGGCGGCATTAAGGTTATCTACAAATTGCTGCCCGGCATTAGGGTTTAAGCTGGTTGAATATTGCTTACCGGTATGCGTAGTTTGGTCATAAACGCCATTTCTATAACGGTCTACTACAGGGCCTTGCCTTCTACCGTTTGGATTTAAGCGCCCGGCAGTTTCATATATTGCACCGCCTGCGTTAGCCTGTTGTATTCTAGCTAAAGATACAAAACCCGATTTATTAGGTTTAGACGGTGTAACCCTATAACCTAAACCGCGCTTAGCATCACTACTATTAAACGTAGGAAATGCCCTATATTTAATTGTGTCTATGCTAGACGTACCTTTAACCCAACCGCTTAATAATTTTGCGTCTGAGGGTATAAAGCCCCTAGCTCTAGCTACTACAGGGCGCAGCGCATTAGCCATTTCATTTTGGGTTTCTTTGGCTAAATCCGGGGTAAACTTTTTTAGTGCAAGTCTAAGCTCTAAGGCGTTTTCTACCTCTGTTGGCATCTTGCACCGCCTTTGCTCTGTCTGTTAAAACCTTTAATATATTCTTAAACATTACATCATCTAAGTCTAATAAGTATTGGGGCGGTATGCCGGTTTCTACTGCAATTTGTGCAATAAGATAACCAAAACTACCGCGCCCAACTATTCCAGGGGGTCATCATCTAGTACCTCAACTTTAGCTAAGGTTTCTAGAAAATCTGCCCCAAAACTTTTTACTACTTCCCCGCTAGTGCGTAAAC